GCCGCTCTGATTTCGGTCTTGATGTCTTCCGACACGTCAAGCGTTGAAAGCTGAGACTCCAAAGTCTTTCGCTCTGCATCATAGCGAAGCCAAGAAACCTGCAAGCTGTCCTTCCCGTGCTTGGCTATGGCGTCACGCATTGCGGCTTCTTGCACAAGATCCGCGAGCATGCCTCTGGCTATTTGCTTGTCCTTGTTTTTAAGGGCAATGTGCTGCGCTTGCTTGTCAATGATTTGCGTCAGAATGCCGATGAACTCTTTTTCCTTGTCGGTGCGCTTCCCGTCTAGGTCTGCTAGAGTTATCGTTGTTTGTAGCAACTCCTTTGTCTTTGCGTGCTGCAACTCAATGTTGTCGCCCGCGCCCTTTATGGCGTCCCTAATTTCTAGGAACTCCTCGCCAAGCGCGTCCGCCTCGCGGCGCAAGTCACGCTGCGCCTGCGTCACGGTAAATATTTGGTTTACATCAAAGAAGCCGGTAACGCCTTGAGAGCCACGGAAGCCGCCAGCGCTGTCGTAAAAATCAGCCCAATCGGCAAGCGCCGAAGCCGCTGCGGATATGTCAGAAGCGCTTGCCGCCTCCGCAAGCTGCTTTTGCAGGTCAAGAACGGGCCGCATTGAAACAGCCAGTTCGCCGTATTTCTTTTTAAGCGTATCAATAGAAGACGAAGCAACAGTCGTGGCACCGTCGAAGTCTGAAATTACCCCGTCTAATTCCTCCATCTTTTCGGACAGAGACTCGGCCTTCTCCTCCGCGCTGCCAAACGCAAACGCAAGCGCTGGAATGCCGACCGCCGCAAGCGTACCGACGATAGCACCGACCGGGCCAAACGCACTTGCAAGCTGGGGAAGCTGTTGCGCCATGACAGTTGAGGCGCGTGTCCCCATCTGAAGCTGGACCGCAATATCCTGAAGCTGATAGGACGTCATTTGGATCTTGGCGCGGGTGGATCCGCTGACGTTGCCAAGCTTGTTCATTGCGCCGCCCAGCGCAGTTGACCCCTTCGCGCCCTTAGACGCCGCTGTCTCAAACTTATTTAGGGCAGCGCGCGCCGCTGACAACTCTGCTTTCAGGTCGTCAGCGTCCGCTGTAATCAGGATTGAAAGAGGGGTAAGTTCAGCCATTTTTCATCTTCTCACGATGGACTTTCCAAGCCCTGTCCCAATCCGCCGAAGTTCCGGTTTTGCGCGCCGGTGACTTCATTTCTTCTATACGCCGATTTGTCTCAATCTTGGCGTCAAATTCCATCCACCATTCCCAAGGGGACATACCCCAAAACTCGGAAGGCTGGATGCCCCAATCACGGGCGAGGCGATAAGCGGTTTTTATGAACCTCGCCCACGTTACTCCCCCGTGTCGGCGTCCCCCGCTTCGCCGGTGCTTTCCTCTGGGGCAGGGCGGGTAATAAGGGCGATGTATTCTGCCGCAATCCGCTGCGCATCAGGGAAGCCGGTTTCAAACGCCCATTCCTGCACCTCAGACAACTTGACCTTTTCACCAGCCGCCTTTAGGCCGATGTGGATCACCTGCGGCACGTTGCTTACCGTGAAACGCCACTTGGGGCTGTAAGGGATCCCCTCGCCCAACATGACGGTTTCAACAGCGGCTTCTCGGGTGATAAACAGCGGGTCTCCCACCTTTTCGGCAATCTCTACCGACGCGGCAAAGGTCGCAACTAGGTCACGATCCTCGCCACAGATTTCAAACGTCAGCTTGCGCATGGTTTCCCCTTATGCGGTCGATGCGGTGTAGGTGATAGCGCCCGACGACATGAAGGTTGCCGAGAACTCGTATGCACCGTCGCTTTCGCCCGAAAGCTCAAGCCCAGACAAATAGAACGTGCCGTCAAGGTCGCCCGGTGTCGCAAGGTCCGAAGGCAGGTTCGTCACAAGCGCCTGACCCGGCGTTGCGCTGAAGTATTCGGCAATCAGCACCTCGTCAGAAGTCACGCCAGAAGCCGTGATTTCAAGCGACTTCAGGCCGGGATCTGCCAGAAGCGTGCGCCAGCCGCTATCGTCGTCTGTGGTCACATCAACCATGTCGTTTGTCATTGAAACAGTCTTGGACTTGACGCCGACAAGCGTCGTAGCACTCCAATCCAAGGTAATTTCGCGTCCGTTAAAGCCAGCCATTTTTTCGGCCTCCTATTCAGTTTGCAAAGATACTAACACAAGCCCGCAAAACTGCAAAGCTAGATGGCATCATAGGTTATGCGGAACGTAATCACGTCCTGCGTTGTTAGCCCGTCAGGGTCTTCTAGTTCATTCATGCTGTTGAAAAGGCAATCAACAGTGTTTGCCCCTGTGATGGATAGGTCATGCTTATGCAGGGCAGCATAAACAGCCGAAACAATGTCACTCGTTGCCAAAACCGATGTGTCGCGGCTCCAGACGCTTACATCAGCCAGAACAGTCACGCCGCTTTCGTCGTCCGTATCAAACGGCGATGCTGTGAAAGCGCCAATCGTGATGTATGGAAACGCGCTGCTATCTTCGCTTTGCGCGGCCTGTGGCACCTTGGCATATACTGCCGCCACAGAAGCCCCAACCTGCGAGTTCACGCGGGTGTATAGCGCTTGGCGTAGTTCCTTGAACCTCATTTTAACACCCCATCAATTGCGGCCTTTAAACGCGGGTTTATCTCTTTCTTTTCCTGCTCGACAACGGGGCGAAAGAACGGGCGAGCGCCCATCTTGCGGGTGCCATATTCTAGGTGCAGGGCATAGGCGATGCGAGAACCGACAACATATGTCAGATCGCGGACCTTTTCGCTATAAATCGACTTCAGAAGGTTGCCTGTGTCGCTTGCGGGGGCTTCGCCCGGTGCCGAGGCCTGATGTGTTACCTGCCCGCGCTTGTAGATGCGGCCCGACTTCGCGCCGTGCGTGATTTTCAGAGCAATAGCGCCTTCCATTTCTGCGGAAATGTCACTTAGCTCATCGTCAACGGCCATGCGGACCTTCTTCGGCGCATCCCGCAGGTATTCCGTCAGTTCCTTTGCGCCCTTTAGGCTGTAGCTAACCTTACTCATGGCGCTGCACCTTCGCTGAGATCCATCACATGCCAAACGCCGCGCTTTTCCACGTCATTCACAAACCGAACCTGATAGCGCCGCCCGTTGACAACAACGCTGTCGGCCTCAGTGACTGCATCAGCGCCCTTGCACCACAAGCGCCACTGGCTGATTGCCTCGACCCTCTGCGACGCCCAGCGCTCAGAGCCGCTCATGCCCATGATGCCAACGCTAACAGCGCCAAGGCCGGAAATTGCCGCCCATGCCTTCGTGTAGCCGCCCGCGCCGTCTGACGTGTTCGTCATGCGCTCAAACGATGCAGTTGCCCAGATCAGGTTGGCCGCGTCCAGCACGCGCGCGACAACGAAACCGCCCGCTTCAACAATGTCACGAACGCTTAGAATGTGCCACGTCTTGCCGCCCGCAACGAGAGTGTCGCCAATGGCGGCGGGGCTTGTGAAGCCCTCTAGGTAGGCCTCGCGCGTCTTGTCCTTTGCCTCGGCAATGGGAAACCCGCCCGGTGCCTTTTCGCCACCAAACACAACGCGCCCCGTGTCGGTGCCGTTGATTGTGCCTGTTAGGATTGCATCCGAAATTGAAGCCGCAACGCTGTCAAAGGCCGTTTTTGCAATGTCCGCCACACTAACCACGAAGCACCCTCACCTGACCAGAACCGCCCAGCGTGTAATCGGACAAAAGTCCAGTTACGGCTGGAAAGCGTGGCGATTGCCGTGCGTCAAAATACTCTGTCTCGGCCTCAACGGGGCCAGCCTTGGACCGGGAAACCTTCACAGCGCCAGTTGTGATAGCCGCGTATGGGTCAACCCCATCAACCTCGAAGATATACGCAAGCTCGCACTGAGCATCCTTCACGGCCTGCGGGATGGTGTCGGGATCCACCGGCCAGCCATCAACCAGCTTGTCAGTCAGGCGCGGCCATGCGCGGGCCTGCGTCTGGTATTGCTTCGATCCAATCCAGCGGAAATTGCGGCTAAGGTATTGCGCGGCGCGGCGAAGGTTCAACTCCTGCGTTGCCGTTACCCCGCTATAGGAGGCGTCGATGTTCGCAACGATATAGGCGGCATATTCCACCGCCGTTACGTAGCTGTCAGACGATGCGCCGCCAATTGTTGTGTCGAGTGCCATTAGAAATCACCCAAGAACATAATAGCAGCTAGGCGCTTGCGCAGGTCAGCAACGCCGCCTGACGTATCCGCCCCGTGCGCGGCAAGCCATTCCTTGACTTCGCCTTTTTTCATGGTGGCGATGTCGGATTTTGTCGGGATGTCTTGCGCGGCTTCGGCCTCAGACCAGCCGTGGGCCTTCATCCCATCCACTTCGTCGGGGTGAACGTCTGCCGACTTTCCGTCACGGGTCATTTTTACAGTCTTGGACATATCACACCTCGTTTAATCTCAGTGAAGGGGCGAACCGAAGCCCGCCCCTCTGACAAAGATTAACCCAGAACCAGCGCAATTGCGTCCGAGTTCCACGCCTTCGCCTTGTAAAGCGTGGTCACGTCGATCATGGCCTTGTTGTAGCCTTTGTATACCGACAACTGGAAGACCAGACCCGAATGCGGGTCTTGAACGGTCATAACGTCAACCGCAGCGTCACCGCCCAGAGGCTTGGCGAGCGGGCGCATAGCCAGTTCGACCGCGTTCTGATGCAGCATCACGTTTGCGGTGTAGCTGTTGCCAACGGTGATTGCGTCGTTGTCGGTTTCTGCCGCGCGAAGGCCGGGATCACCGATAACGAACGAGCCACCCGAAAGGGCAGTGTTCACAACGTACTTGTCCGAGGTGCCTGCAAATGTCACAACGTCACCTGCCAGAATGGTGCCGGTACCGGTGTCGGCGGCAATGGTGGTATCGCCGATTGCCGAGGAGGCGTCGTTCAGCAGATAGCCCGTGCCGGTGCCTTTGGTGTGCGACTGCACTTGGCCCGATTCCTTCAGCATTGCGCCTTGCAGATCCAGCAGGGTGCCTTGGCGCAACATGGCGTCGCTACCGGCTTCGTTTGCCTTTTGCAGTTGCGCCAGATTGCGCAGGTTGGTGCCTGCTGCCGAGTTCAGGATCATCGAAATCCGGCCATCGGTGACGGGCATACCGTTGTCAAACAGGATCTGACGTGCGTCTGCAACCAGATCAAAGTTCGACGCGAAGGGCGTGGTGCCTGCCGTGCCAACCGCGCGCGATGCGTTCTGGTAGGCTTCTGCCGCAACGTGGGCTTCAATCGTGTTGACGATGCCGCGCATTGCCTGCGCGATCTGGTCGCCATAGATGGTTTCAAAGCCTGCGCCGTTGTTGACGTGCTTGATGTCCTCGCCAGTCCACGGAATGCGAACCGATGCGATTTGGTCAATCGTCATGGTCTTGTTGTCAACGGTCTGATCATCGCCCTCGGGAATGGTCATGCTCGGAGTCGCCGAGGTGTTGACGGTCGCTGCGCGGGTAGCGTGCGAGCGCACAGTGTCGCCCTGCGCGGCTTCTTCCGAGCCAGCGTTGATTGTTACGGACGGGATAAAGCCAACGGCCTCACGTCCAACGATGTCAGCGGCCTTGTAAATATCTGCCGCCAGGTCTGTCAGAACATTTGCCATGCTCTAAGCTCCTTATAGTTTGCGGTCAGCCGTCTACGACTTTGCCGCCTGCTTTTGAGAAATCAGCACGATCTTTATGGGACATGGTGTCGAATTGCGACCGCGTGACAGTTTTCGCGCCGTTTGTGGCGTTGCTCGCTGGTGGTTTACCGCCCCCACCTTTGCCCTTGTCAGCCAGAAGCTCGGGCATGGCCGCTGCCAGTTCTTTTGCGAGGTCGCCATATGTGGCGTATCCATCGCCCCCCGAGCCAGCAAGGGGGTTTCCATTGTCGCCCATGATACGCACTTTATCGCCATCGTCAAGTTTAAGGCGATCCGTGCTTGTCTTGGCGAGCATTTCTGCAACCTTTGCCGGGAAGCCTGCCTCTTGCAGCGCGGCTTTTGTCTCGGCAATCGCGCCCTGCATCAGGACGCCGGTATATTTCTGGTTGGCTTCGTCAAGTTGCTTTTGCGCGTCGGCCTTGATCTGCGCAATGATAGCCTCCTGTTCTTCGCTCGACTTGCCCTTGCCGCCCGCTTTGAGCGCGTCTAGGGCGTCGTCCAGCCCGTCTGCGTTATCAAGGCCCAGCTTGCCAAGAACGCGCTCCACCGTGCCACGGCGGCGCTTTGCTTCGGTGCTGGCGTCAATCGCGCGCTGGTTTACTTCGTTGAACTTGTCAGCGCCAACCACGCCTTCCACTTCGAGAACATAGCCCCCGCCGTCCTGCTCTTTGTAAAAGGCTTGCGCCGCTTCATTGATGCCTTCAAGGTTTTCCACCTGATATTTGAGTGCCATTTGATACCTCATTCGCTGCGCTATACGGTGCGCCAACCCGCTGGGGATTATTCCCCGAACAACTCCACAAACGTGTCCGCGTCTTTCTTGCGCAGATCGTCCAGAGTGTATTTCTGCCCGCTTTCGTCCACAAACCGGCTAACCGAATAGCCGCCCTCGCGGTATAGCTTGCCGCGTGACGGGCCTAGAATGTCGTCTTGCACGGCCTTGCTTTGCCGTTTCAGCCAGTCTTGATAGGTCTCGCGCTCTTGCAGCCGCTTACGGTTGCCTTTGGTCACGGGAATAACTGTTGACCTGCAATTGTGTGTAACGATATTATCTGCCAGATAGTACCCGTCCACAGTCTCAAGGTTGAACACATGACCAGAAAAACTGACCCGATCAAGATTGACCAAGCTGTCAAACTCTACATTGAAGGCGTTACCCCGAAGGATATTCTCAGCCAAGTCGGAATCAGTCATTCCGTCCTTTTCAGGGCCTTGAAGGCTCACAACGTGCCCGCCATCGGAAATCATCAAAGAGCGGCCAGTGGCATCGACCCCCAAAAGGTTGTCGCTATGTTTGACGAAGGCATTGGGTCCGCTGGCATTGCCAAGCAGCTCGGCACAAGCCCTAGCGTAATCTCCAAAGTCTTGACCGACCACGGCAGGACGCCAAGAAACCGATCCCAGCAGCAAAAGGCGCGTATGGATCGCGCAACGCCAGAAGAAATCGCCCGCCTGACTGAAAAAGCCCATGATGCTGCGAGGGGCCGCAAGAAAAGCATGGCAGAAAAGGTCAAATCCGCGCAGGCTAGGAGCCGCATGGTTTCCGGTTATGAATTGCGGGTTGCCGATGCGCTCCGAGACTTCGGCATTAGCTTTGACGCCCAGACCCCTATAGGACCCTACAATTGCGACTTCACTGTTGGCTCCATCGCCGTGGAAATCTGGGGCGGAAATTGGCACTGGCACGGCCACCACGCCGCGATCTGCGAAGAACGCTTCCGCTACATCAGCGATGCTGGCTTTGGCATTATTGTCTTGTGCGCCAACAAGAGCCATAGACTCACTGCCAACGCGACAAGCAATCTTGTGCGTGAAATTCAGATCGCCCGCCGCGACCCATCCTTTATCGGTAAGTATCGGATGATTTGGGGTGCAGGTAAGTTTGCGGTCACTAGACGTCTTGATGCGAATGACTTCACCATTGAACCACCGTTTACTGGCACCCGTGATCCCCGGACTGGCAGATATAAGACTGTCCCCCGTTAAGCAGTTGACGTGTGCAGGCGGGCGCGGGCCTTCATTCTTGGGAAATATCTTCCCGTCATTGGCCCTGCAAATATCGCTTGTCCGGTGATCCAGCACAGAAACCCACTGCACCTCCCGGATGCCACGCCGCCCCTTATAGGTCTGTTCCTTCGCCATAGACGCCGTGTGCGCCATAGCCGTGCGAACCATCGCCTCTGCCCCGCGTGCGGAAATGTCCATAACGCCCCGCCGCGTGCGGGTGCCTCGGATCTCGCGGGCAATGTCTAGCGGCCCGCGCCCATCAACGTAACCTTGCCGAATGGCGCTCGTCACTCGATTGGCTGTGTTGCTGGGCAATCCGTCAAGCCAGCCCGTTAGAAACTTTCCCTCAAAAGGCCGGGAATTGACCGCAGCCCAAATGTCAGCATCAGAAGGCACGCCAATATCAACGGAAGACCCCATGCGCTCGACAAGCCGCGTTTGGAAGTCGGCCTCGTAAATGCCGAACTCCCTTAGCTGCTCCGAAATGGTGCCTTTGATCGGGTCATACCCAGCCCGAATAACGTACTCGACCTCACGCAATAGTCGGTCAAGCTGGCGACGTGTCAGCCCGTCTAAGTCACTGGTGGCAATCATGCCGTAAAGGTCGCCTGTGACCCCGTTGACCATGCGCACAACGTCACGGGCCAGTTGTGCCTTCCTGCGCTCTATATAGATGCTGTGGCGCACCTGTG